TCAGGGTTTTACACTCTCGTCATCGGCGGTTTTACACTCGGCGGCCTGCGGCGACGCCTCTTCGGCGGCGGCGTCCAGGCGCGCGATGGCGCGCGCGGTGGCGCGCCTCTTCGCGCTGTACTTGCGCTCCATCTGCTCGGTGCGGTGGCCGAGGATGGCCTGGCGGTCGACCTGGTCGACGCCCAGCTCGCGCAGCACCGTGGCCGCCGTGTAGCGCAGGCCGTGCAGGGTGACCTCGTCGCCCAGGCCCGCCGCGCGGATCGCGTCGCGCATCTCGTGGCGCAGGGCGTCGGGCGTGATCGCCTTGCCGCGGCTGCGTCGGCTGGCGCTGGGGAAGAGCGCCAGGGCGTCATGGCTCGGCAGCCAGGCGGCCAGCGCCTCGACCAGACTGCGGGCCTGGGGGATCTCGACCAGCGCGCCGGTCTTCTGCTGGCGCACGCGGATCCAGGCTCGCGTGCCCTGGCCATCCATCCGGTTGACCTCGAAGAGCTGTCGCCGGCCGCAGCGGGCGATGTCGCCGCCGCGCTGGCCGGTCGCCAGCGCCAGCTCGAGGACCGTGCGCGGCCGTGTGCCGAGCGGCCAGCGGTCGCGGAAGGCCGCGATCTCCCACTCCTCCCACGGCCGGTGGCCGGCGCCGGTCTTGAGCGCGAGGCGGCGCTTGCCGCGCTCGGCCACCGGGTTGCGCGGCACGAAGGCGGTGTTGTCCTGGCCCCAGGCGAACAGGGCCGAGGCCACGCGCAGGCGCATGTTGGCCTTGGCCGGCGTGGCGGCCAGGGCGTTGCGGTGCGCCAGCACGTGGCGGTGCTGCAGCTGCGCCGGGCGGCCGTCGCCCAGGCCGCCGCCGGCGATCGGCGCGGCCAGGGCGTCCAGGTGGTGGGCATAGTCCGCACGCGTCTTTCGGGCGAGCTGGGCGAACTCCGGCGAGGCCTTGTAGGCCCGCACCAGGGCGGCGACGGTGCCCGGCTGCGGGCCGGCCTCGGCGTCGGCCGCCAGGGCCGAAACCTCCCAGGTCTCGTGGATGCGCGCGTAGTTCGTCAGGAACTCCGGCCCGCCGTAGTCGCCGCGCACCGGCTGCGACTGCCCGCCCCGGCGGTAGTAGCCGTAGAGCCGCCCGCCGGCCGTCACGGTCTGGAGGTAGGACAGCTGCAGGCGCGCAACCGGCTTTCGGGCGGGTTTTCGGGTTGGCGGCATCTTTCCGCTAGTTGGCCGTGCGGCGGCTGGCCGTCACGACAGGCACCTCGACCTTGCCGCCGGGCCGGACGGTCTGCGTGCGGCCGTCGAGGGCGACGACTCCGCCCCGGCGGTCGCCCCGGAAGGCGAGGGGCACGCGAACGTCCCCCAAGCCCTGGTTCGTGATGGTCACGCTGCGCAGCGGAGGGAGCTCGATCGTCTGCAGCAGGCGGTCGTAGCGATCGAAGTCGATCAGCCAGGTGTCGTCACTCATCCCGCAGCGCTCCCGAGCAGCTGGTCGTAGGGGTTGGAGGCGTCATCCTCGGCGGCGGCGGCGGCGGACGCAAGGGCCGGGCGCAGGCGGTGCGCCAGCAGCGCGCCGGCGCGGCGGTCGATCCAGGCGTCGATCGCCGCCAGGTCCCAGCCGTCGAGCAGCGCGTCGCGCCGCGGGAAGCCCGCCGCCTCGAGCGCGGCCTTGTGCTGGACGAACCAGGTCTCGCTGCGCCCCAGCCGCGCCGCCACCTGGCGCGGCGAGGTCAGGATCCGTGCCTCCGGCAGGCGGGGCTGGGGTCGTGCAGCGGTCATCGGCGGAGCCGGCCGCTCAGGCGGCCGGGGCGCCCTGGCGCCCGTCCTCGGTCTCGCGCGGCGGGACTTGGAGCGTGTCGCACTTTCTGTCCCGGGAGACGCGCGGCGCCAAGTTGCCGACGAAGACGTTCTGGCGGTAGGGCTCCAGCACGTGCAGGCGCTGGTAGTCGTCCGGGCCTAGCAGGATATCGGTGCCCTCGGGCGTGCGCAGGCGGACGTGCGGCTGGGCGTGCCGCCGCGCGGTCGCCAGGTCGACGTCCTCCAAGGTGATGCGGGTGCCGAAGTAGACGTGTTCGACGCCGCCGGGCAATTCCTGCACGACGGTCACGGGAAGCCGATAGGCGGCCTCGATCGGGTTTTCGGTCATGGGCATGGGTCGTGCCTTTCGCGGATGCCGGCCACGTCCCCGGCCGGCGTGGGGTCAGTGGGGCTTCGGGCCAGACGGCGTGGGGCCGGGAGAACTGGGGTTGGGCGACTTCGGGCCGGGCGCCGGCGGCGCGGACTCGTTCGCCGCGCCGCGAACGGTGTGCTCGGCGAAGGCCTGCAGCTCGCGGTCGATGCCCTCGAAGAACGCCACCTCCGCCTCCGGGTCGTCGCGATCGGCGTTGACCAGCGCCATGGTGTAGAAGGTCTGGAAGCCGGCATAGAAGGCCTGCTTCACCTCGCGCAACTGCGCGCCGGTCAGGCGCCCGTCGTAGAGCGTGCGGTGGTAGCGGTCCCACTCCTCGGCCAGGGTCCTGCGCTTCATCGCCGCTAGCCCATCTGCCGGAGGGCGACGGGGCCGGACCAGGCGCCGGGGTCGTAGGCGTCCTCGGCGAGGTCGAGCGGGCCGGCGGCGAGGTCGGGCAGGGGCACCAGCAGGGCGCGACGCCGCGGAAGGTGGCCGATCTGGTCGAGCAGGCCGCCGTCGTGCAGGCGCGCCAGACCGGCCAGCAGCGCGTTCATCGGCGGCTGGCCCGCCAGCCCGGCGCGGCGAATCAGGCAGCCGTCGCTCGGCAGGCGGCCTTCGAAGTGGCCGGTTTCCTGCACGCGGCGCGCCTGGGCGAGGATGACCCAGTAGAGCTCCCACTCCGCCGCCGTCAGGCGCCGCAGCGGGCGCGGCCAGAGGTCGCGCGGCGGCCGGGGGGCGCGGCCGGCGGCCGGGGTGTCGCCGGGGGCGCCGTCATGCCAGAGCGGGTCGAGCCAGGCGGGCGCCCGTTCGGCCGGCAGCTCCGTCGGGTTGGTGCGGTAGGCCAGGCTCATGTCTCGGTCTCCTGCTCGGGAAGCTCGTCGTGCGGGGTATCGTCCGCTGCCGGGGCGTCGCGGGCCTGGGTCAGCACGCCGGCCAGCTCGCGGCGCATGCAGGCGAGGATCAGCGCCAGCAGCAGGCCGAACGCCACGCCGAGGGGGAAGAGCCAGGTCATGGCTCCATCTCCAGGGCAGGGTCGTCCTTCGAGACGCTCTCGGCCGGGGCCGAGGGCTCCTCAGGATGAAGAGGGGAGAGGGCGCGGCCGGCGGTGCCGGCCGTTTGGCGCCGGGCGTGCAGCTCGGCGGCGTGCCAGCCGGCCGTGAGGGCGCGGATGCGGGCGGCCAGGGGCGGCTCGGGGCGGCCGGCGCAGAGGGCGGCCGGGTCGGCGTGCAGCGGCAGGATCGCGCGCAGGATCTGCAGGCACTCGCGCGGGCCCGGCACCGGCGCCCCGGCGCGCCAGGCGCGGGCGCGCAGGGCCTCGTCCACCGTGTCGCGCAGCACGCGGCCGCACAGCCAGAAGTCGTGCGCGTCGTCCGCCAGCCGGGAGGCGCAGACGCGCCCCGGCTGGGCATAGGCCGCGACCTCGCGCCCGAGGCCGGAGGGCGCCGGCAGATGCGGCGTGAGGGGCACGATCTCAGCCATATCCCTTGTCCTCCAGCATGGCGGCCAGCGTGCGGCCGGCCGGCGAAAGGGCGTAGGGCGCCTCGCGGTCCAGCAGGACCAGCAGGTCGCGGGTGTCGTCGGAGGGGACCGGCGTGTCCGCCGGCCAGCCGTGGCAGGCGCAGAAGGCGCGCCAGTCGGTCGGGTCGAGCGGCTCAGGCATCGGGCTGGCCCTCCGGGTCGGTGGCGGTTTCGATGAGCGGCACGCCCAGCTCGGTAGCGAGCAGGCGCAGCAGCTCCTGGCCGGGCGTCGGGTCGAGCGGGCCGAGGCGGACGGCGACGACCTGCCGCAGCAGCGCGAGCAGGCCGGCGAGGTCAGCGCGGCCAAGCTCGATCAGGTGCCGCAGGCGGTCGGCGCGGCTGGGCAGGCCGGCGAACTCGCGCCAGACGCTCCACAGGCGCGCCTCCAGGGTCGGGTTGGGCTGGCTGGCCTGCTCGACGGCGGCGCGGTGGTGCGGCTCGTGGCCGGGCTCGATGGCGACCAGGTCGGTGGCGTGGGCGAGGGCGTCCACCGCCAGCGCCAGGGCGACCAGCTCGGGCCGCATGCCGGCGCCGGCGTCGTGCGGGTCCGGGTGCGCCAGCGCCATGCGCAGGGCATCCAGGGAGCAGGGCGGCGGCGGGACGGCAGGGTCGCGGAGCGGCCGCGGCGGGCCGTCCTCGTCCTCGTCGTCCTCGAAGTCCTGCTCCGTGCCGGGGTCGAGGTCGAGGCCGGTGTCCGCCTGCATCGCCGGGCGCTTCGGCTCCGGGTCGTCCGGGATCACCGCCAGGGCGCGGTCGTCCGGCCCGAGATAGTGGGAGAGGGCGTGCAGCACGCTGCGGGCGTGGCGGCGATCCTCGCGGAGCGTCCCGGCGTGCGTCGCAAGCTGCTGGAGCGCCGCGCCGAGCTCGGCCGCGGCGGCTTGGACGGCTCCTTCACGGGTGGCAAGGGGTGCGTCTTCGACCTTGATCGGGCCGCCGCGCCCGCGACTGGACAAGCCCCAATTGGCCTGCCAGCGCCAGCCATCCTCGGATTCGGCCAGCACGATGGAGGCGAACATGTTGGGCCAATGTCCGCGCCAGACAGTGACAATCTCCGTCGGGCGGATCACGCCGTGCTCGTTCGCCTCGCCGGGCGCCGGGGCGCGCTCGGTGTCCTGCGCCGCGTCCTTCGAGACGCCCTCGGCCGGGGCCGAGGGCTCCTCAGGATGAAGGGGGGAGGGGGTGTCGGCGGGCTGTGTGTCGTCGGCGTGCGAACCGTCGGGCAGCTCGGCCGGGGGGCGGGCGTCCATGGAGAGCTCGCGGGCCTTGACGAAGAGCAGCCTGCCGGCGCGGTAGTCGGCCCAGGCTTGGGGGTCGCGCTCGGGCAGGCGGCGGGCGATGCGCAGGTGCTGCTGGACCTGGGAGACGCCGCGGCCGAGGCGGCGGGCCAGGGTGGCGTCGTCCAGGCCGGTCGCCGCCTGGGCCTCGACCAGGCCCAGGGTCAGCTCGGCGGCGGAGATGTCGCGGCGCGCCAGGTTCTCGGTCAGGCCGTCGATCAGGGCGGCCGCCGGGTCGGCGTAGCGGCGCACCACGTGGGGGACGCCGCCGCCGGGGCTGTCGGGGCCGAAGGCGGCGGCGAACCAGGCCGGGTCGCGCTCGGCCAGCAGGCAGAGCGCGCGGTAGCGGCGCTCGCCGGCGACCAGGCCGAGCAGGGGGCGGCCGTCGGGAGTCGTTGCGGGGGTGGCGTCGGGTGCGGCAGCGCTCGTCGTTTCGGCGGCTGCCGCCGCGCCGGCGGCGGCGAGGATGTCGGGGGAGACCAGCACGGCCTGCAGCAGGCCGTTCTCGAAGATCGAGGCGGCCAGCTCCTCGATCGCCTCGGCGTCGAAGCTCTCGCGCGCGTTGCGCACCACCAGGATCTGGTCGAGTTGCAGCCCGGCGTAGGGCTTCGCCTCCGCCGGCGGGCGGCGGCGTTCGCCGGCCAGCAGCTCCTCCACCGTGTAGCCGCAGGCCGCGGCGATCTTGTTCAGCGTGTCCAGGCCGGGGCGCTGCTCGCCGCGCAGCAGCTTGCCGATGAAGGCCTGGTTGACGCCGGTGGCGCGCCCGAGCCCGCGCTGGCCCTTGTGCCGCTCGACCAGCTCGGCGAGCAGGGCGCGGAAGGGGGCGAGGTCGTCCGGGCGGTCGGTGGCGGCGGTGGTAGCGGGTGCGGTGGCGGTGCTCATCGGCCACGCACCTCCAGGGGCGGCGCGTCGAAGAAGACATCGACGAAGTCGTGAAGCCCGCGCCCCGGCGCGGGGTGCGCGGATTCCGCCACGGCGGAGCCGCCCGGCCCCAGGTCCTCCCGGGCCAGATGCGGCGGCAGCTCCACGAACAGGGCGGTCTCGCCCCGGAAGGTGGAGACGGCGTGCCCGCACGGCGCCCGCATGCCCTTGCCCGGCGCGAAAAGCCGGCGGGCCGCGTCCTCCAGCCAAGGGGGCATGATCGAGAAGCCGACGCGGGTGTGGCCCCGCCGGCCGCGCCGGGGCGCCACCTTCCGGCCCTTGTCCGGCTCGGCCGTGGGCAGCAGCAGGACGGCGCCCCGGTCGGAGCCGTCTCCCCAGTAGAGGCGGACGCGGCCGCCGGCGCCGAGGCCGAGCCGGTCGATCAGGTCGTGGGAGACGACGAACTCGGCCTCGACCCGCCGGCCGGCGCGACGCAGGCGCAGGTCGACGCGGTCCACCAGCGGCGGCTTGGCGGCGTTGGGCCGCGGGGCGATCTCGTTAAAGGCCATGCCGCTCACTCCGCGCCGCACTCGGCCGGGACGCACCAGGCGTAGCCGGGGCCCAGGGCCGGATGGGTGGCGCGGACGACCAGCAGGGCCGGGCGGCCGGCGACCAGGGCGGCGCCGCCCTCCAGCCGGCGGGTCGGGCGGGGGCCGTAGCGCAGGACGACGTCGGGCCCCGTGTCCGCGCCGGTTTCGCGCGCCGCCGTGTCGGCGGACACGTCGGCGGCGGCGTCGAAGGCGCAGCGGCCGGCGGCCTCCAGGGCCTCGACGCGGCGCACGGCGCGGCGATCGGCGGTCTGGGGCAGGTCGAGGACGCTGCGGATGTCGCTCAAGCGCGTGCAGAAGGGCACGAGCCTGGAGGGGTTGTTTCGGCGCTCGCGCGCGTCTTCGACGCGCTGCCGGGTAAGGGGGATGTCTTGGCGCTCGCGCGCGTCTTCGACGCGCTGCCGCGCCGGGGCCGGGTTCTGGGCCTGGGCGATGCCCTGGGCCTGGGCGGGCTGAGACAGGGACGTGGCGGCGAGGCCGAGGGTCGCCGCGAGCAGGGCAGCGGCGCGGGCGTGTCGGGTGCGAGAAAGCGGAGGCATGTCGAATCTCCCGGTGTGTCGTGGAGAGAAACCCCGGCCGGCGTCGAGCGCTCTGGCGCGCGCCGGCCGGGGCGTCCTACTGTCGGAGCTGCCAAGCCACCAACAGCAGGAGGTCCGCGCATGCACGCAGACCGAGACGAAGACGCGTTCCCAACGGTGCGCGGCACTTCGGTCGAAGTCCTCGCCAGAGGATTCGTTGGACTAGAAGTGCGTGTTCTGGATCTAGAAACAGAAAGCTTGGAGCGCCGCCTTCGCGGGACGTTGTCATCTCAAGACGCGAGAGACCTGGCCGACGCTCTGCGACGAACAGCCGAACAGGCGGACGCCCTTCCGGACACTGCACCGCCCGATCCCGAACTGGAGTAGCACCACGCATCCGCCGGTCTCCCTGGCGCCCCGGCCGCGCCGTCGTGGGGGGCAAAGCGCGGCCGGGGCTGGCTGGGGTTGCAGGGCCGGCGGCGGGGAGACGATGGAAGACAGGAAGCCTGCCGCCGGGGTCGCTGGCGCGCCTGACCGGAGGCTCCGGCGTACGGCGTACGTCGCGACGTGGGGCGACGTTACCGTTATGGCGACATCGAAGGCAAGAGGAAAATGTTGCCGGAAAGGTAACCTTCGTCCGTGGCGAAGGTTACGCCGAGCGACGGCCTGCCGATTGTTGCGTCAAAAGCTCGGCCCGGTGCGCACGAATGAAGCGGCGCCTGGCCTTGAGGTCCAGGCCGAGGGCGTGGTCGCGTGCGTCCTGATCGTCGTGCTCGGCCACGATCTCCGCAAAGGCGTCGAACGCGGCCTTCGCCAGCTCGCGCGAACTGATCGGCACCCGCTCCTCCGCATAGAGCTGGCGTAGGGCTTCCTGGACGTCGGCGAAAAACTCCGCCTCGTCCAAAGGCGGCGCGACGTCACGCGGCACGGCCGTTTCTTCATATGCAAGGCCGGCGTCAGACTCGGCCATGCCGAAGGTCTCGACCAGGAACGCGCCCTGCGGCAGCGCGAAAGCCTGGGACAGCAGCTGAAGCCACTTCGGCTTGAGCTGACGTTTGCCGGTTTCGAGCTTCCACACCGTTTGGCGCGTCGTGTCGAGCCGTGCGGCCAGCTCTTCGACGCCCCAGCCCCGGCGGAGACGGTGTTCGCGGATGCGATTCGGGGGTTGCTTGGATGGCATGCCGCTACGTCGCCGCAACGGCGACAAGACGGCAACCGCCGGAGCGGCAACATCGCGGTAGCCGCGCGTAGCCATTTCCATTTGACGAAGGTAGCCGGATCGGTTACGTAGCAAAACACACAAGATATGGTGGGGTGTGTCGCCGTGGTGGAGACATATAGCGCCTTGGCGCGCTGGCTGAAGCAGAACGACGTGAAGGTGCCGGCGCTGGCGGCGGCCTGCAAGGTAACGCGCCAGGCTGCCTATCGTTACCGGCTTCCGCTTGCGCACCCGGATTTCCGCCGGCCCGAGCCGAGCGTGATGATCGCGATCTACGTCTTCACCGGCGGCCAGATCACGCCCAACGACTTCTACGACCTGCCGGACATTCCCTTGCCGGCCCTCGGCCGGGCCGGGCCGCCCCCCGGCGATGAGGCGCCAGCCCTTCGGCAGGCGGGCGGCTGATCCATGGCCTTGCGGTCTTCCCATAACGCCCTTCCCCGTCGCTGTCTCGCCGGGGCTCCGGCGGTGCGCCGCGCGGCCTCGGTCCTACACGCGGAAGTGTGCGACACGCCTTTACGCGAAATCAACCGTCCCGAGTGCGCGCGCGGGTCGTATTCGAACGAATTTCCCGCGGCGCGCTGCGCCGCCGCCGCCTCGCGCAACGGTGGCAATGACAGACGTGCGACAGCGGCGGTCTCGAAATTGTCACGGGGATTTTGAGGGTGGGCGCTCGCGCGCGGCTTCGCCGCGCTGCCGGGTGTCGGATCGGCGCTCGCGCACGGCTTGGCCGCGCTGCCGCGCCGGAGCGAGGAGCGAGAGCATGAGCAATCGAGCTTTGCCGGAGTGGTTCTTCGAGTGGGACGGCGGCGCCTACCTGGTCGCCAGCCGCGACCCGCGCGCCAGCCATCGCGGGCCCTTTCGCTGCGCCGACGCGGCCGACGCGGCGGCGCTGGCCGAGACGCTGAACGCGCACGGCCTGGAGGCCGGCGCGCTGGCGCGGGCGTGCGGTTCGCTGGCGCGGGCTGGCGGGCAATGAGCCGGGAGCTGCGCTGCCTCCGCGACGGGACGCTCGAGGTGGAAGGGCAGCGGGTCGGGCAGGTCGAGCTGCCGCCGGGCACGCTGCACGCGCTGGTCACCGAGGCGCTGGACGGGCTGGACCTGCTGAGCCCGAACAAGGTCGGGGACGACCCCTACGGCGAGCCCGACCCCATGACCCCGGAGGAGCGGACGATCGTGGAGGCGGTCGAAGAAGTCGCCGCCGCGTGGGTGCGCTGCGAGATCCGCGACGAAGAGGCCATCCGCGACGTGTACGAGACGCTGGGCTTCGACGACGACGGCGGGCCGGGCCGGCGCACCATCCGGCCGCGGAAGATGGTGGCCGGCGACCTGGGATGCGCGCTGGTGCGGGGCGGCGGAGGCGTGCTCGGCCGGATCTGGATCATCGAGAAAGAAAGCCTGGAAAAATGGACCTGACCATCGAGACGCGCGTGCTGCGCGAGGCGCTGCAGAAGGCGCAGCTGGTGGCGCGCCGGGGCAGCGACGCCATCCCGATCCTGACCTGCGTGCTGCTGACCGCCTCGCGCAGCGGCGGCGAGAACGGCTCGCTGGTGCTGGAGACCAGCAACGGCGACCAGCGCCTGACCCTGGAGATCGAGGACGACCAGGTGCTGCGGGTCGCGGCGGCGGGGCAGGTGGCGGTTCCGGCGGCGGAACTGGGCACCCTGACCAAGGTGGCCGACCGCGGCTCGCAGATGCGGCTGCGCGAGGTCGGCCCCCGGCTGCACATCGAGGCCGGCGCGGCGCGCTGGCGCCTGGGCCTGCAGCCGGCGGACCAGTTCCCGGGGGAGCCGCCGCGCGGGCCGGAATGGCGCGGCCGGAGCGAGGGCCTGATGACGGCGCTGGCCCTGGCGGCGCCATACATGTGCCAGATCGAGGAACGCTACTACCTCCACGGCGTGCACCTGCGCGCCGCGCGGCCGGGCGGCACGGGACTGCTCGTGGAGGCCACGGACACGGCCATTGCCATCGCGCGGCATACCGATTGGGGGGCGGCGGAGACGGGACCGGCCCCGGTCGCCGACCCGCGAGCCATCGTGCCGGCCGACACCGTGGCGATGGTGCAGCGGCTGTTCGAGAAGGCGTCGATCACGCTGAGCGGTGTGAGCGACAACTGGATCGCCTTCGAGGGGAAGCGCCAGCGCCTTTGGTCGCGCCTGGTGGACGGCGACTATCCGGACACCGACGCCAGCATCTTCATGGAGCGGACCTACGGCGCGCGGCTGCGGGTCGACGCTGCGGAGCTACGCTCGCGCATCGAGCAGGTCGCGCCGGTCAGCACCGCGGCCGGCGTCAAGCGGCCCTGGGCCTGGTGGCGGCTGCTGCCGGACGGGCGACTGCTGCTAGCGGGTCGCGCGAACGAAAGTACGGGCGCGGCGCTGGTCGCTGTCGAGCTGGACCGAGAGATCGAGACGCCGATCGATTTCAAGATCCAGATCGACGTGGCGACACGCGCGCTCGACACGCTGGGCGACCGGAAGGTCGAGATCAGTGTGGGCCAGAACGCGCGGGTCGATCAAATCCGCATCTGCGCCATGGACGAAGCGGCAGGCGACCTGATCGTCGCGGCGCCGGTGCATCGGGCGGACCCACTGCCGCCGGAGCTGCTGGCCGAGATCGAGGGCGCAGACGCGCCCGCCGGCGCGCCCGAGCCGGAGCCGGAGCCCGAGGAAGGGTCCGAGGAAGAGCACGAGCCGGAGACGGCGGCGTGACGCGGCCACGCATCCGGGATGCCTGGGGGCCGGCGCGGCCGCTGTGCGCCGCGCACGGCTGCGGCTGGCGGGTGACGCGGCCGGAGCTGCTGCTTTGCCCGGCCCACTTCCACGCCATGCCGCCCCGGCTGCGCCGGCGGATCGTCGCGGTGCCCGACTGGCGGCGCGCCTTCGGGCCGGGGCCGAAGCAGGTGATCGCCGCCGTGCGGGCGGAGCAGCTGGCACAGCGGCGCGCCCGGGCGCGCGGCCAGGCGCGGCCGATCTGAGAGAGACGGGAGAGGATGGATGGCGGAGACGACCCAAGAGACGGACCCCCTCGACGCGCTGGCGAGGCGCCAGGCGCTGGCGGAGCGGGCGCGGGGCCTCGCCTTCTGCGAGCGGCTGGCGCTGCTGACCCCCGGCGCGCGGGGCTACGGCTGGGCCAAGCGCCAGGCCTGGCGGGCGCTGCTGTGGCTGGCGAAGCGGGTGGCGCGGCGGCTGCCGGACTTCGTGGTCGGCGGGCTGGAGACGCCCTACCTGGTGCGCTGGCACGTCCTGCCGCGCAACCGTTTTTTCAACTGCTACCTGCATCTGTTCGTCCGCAGCGACGACGACCGCGCGCTGCACGACCACCCCTGGGCGTCCTGCTCGATCATCCTCGCCGGGCGCTATCGCGAGATCCTGCCCGACTCGGTCGGCGGCGCGACGCGCGGCGTGCTGCGCGAGAGCGGCGCCGTGGCGCTGCGGCGGGCCAGCGCGCCGCACCGGGTCGAGCTGTTGCTGAAGCAGGCGCGTGCGGTCGACGCCGCACTTTTCGGCGGGGCGGCCCTGACGTTCTTCCTGACCGGGCCGGTGGTGCGCGGCTGGGGCTTCCACTGCCGGCGCGGCTGGGTGCCGTGGACGCGCTTCGTGGCGTCCAATCCGGGCGAGGTCGGTGCCGGATGCGAGGCCGCACCCCAGCCCGGCGGCTGGGCCAACCGCACCCCGACCTACCGCAAGCGCTAGGAGACCTGAACATGCACCCGCACGACCTGAGCTTCGCCGAGCTGCGCGCGGCCAACCTGGCGCGCAACGAGCGCTGGCATCCCGGTAAAGACGGTCGGGGAAAGGGCGTGGACGGCTGGTCGCTGTCGGACTGGATCTGCGCGGTCACCGGCGAGCTGGGCGAGGCGGCGAACATCGCCAAGAAGCTGAACCGGGTGCGCGACGGCCTCGCCGGCAACACCCAGAGCGAGGCGGAGCTGCGCGGCGGTTTCGCGGACGAGCTGGCGGACGTGGCGATCTACCTGGACCTGCTGGCGGCCAGCCAAGGGGTCGACCTGGGCGCGGCGATCGCCGCCAAGTTCAACGCGACCAGCGCGCGGGTCGGCTTCCCGGAGCGGCTGCGGGAGATTGGCCGCGAAAGGAGCGAAGCGGAAGCGCCCTGCGAGGCCTGCGCGCACTGCGGCATCGACGGTCCCGACGGCGAGTTCTACTGCGGCTTGCCCCGCCCGGGCTTTCCGCTCGGCGTGAACCTGACCAGCCGGGCGCGCGAGCTGGGCTGCCATGGCCGGTGGTTCGAGCAGCACCCCGGGCGCACGGCCCAGGGCGCGCTCAAGCCGGACTCAGGGGACGGGCAGTGACCGGGAGAACACCCGGCAACGCCTCCGTGCTGGAGCGCACGCAGTACCTGAACGGCGACGCGCTGGCGGCGCTGCAGGGCGTGCTGGACGCGGCGCAGGCCGTCGTCGACACGGCCTGGCGCGAGGCCGCCCACACGGCCCTGTGCGAACGCCGCGCCGGGCGGACGGTCGAGGCGCCGCGCTTCGTGTCGCTGGACGTGCTGGCGCTGGAGCGGGCGCTGGCGCGGCTGAAACGGGAAACGGGAGCCTGAGCCGTGGCGTCAGGCGGGGGTATCGGGCGCGGGGCGGGTGCGGCGTGAGCGGGCCGGCGGACAAAAAGGCCGGGCTGGGCACCTGCTTCTGGGGCGGGAAGACGCGGCCGCGGCGGCGCGCGCGGGACGCGGACGACTTCTACCCGACGGTGCAGGCCGAACCGGTGGTGGCGCTGCTGCGCGCCGTGCGGGCGCCGCTGGAGCGGGCGCTTGCGGCCGCGCCTGCCGCCGGGCGCGCGCCCGTGGTGCTGGACCCCTGCTGCGGCGCGTGGGACCTGGCGCGGCCGATCTGCGCCGCCGGGATCCCGGTCGTCGGGGCGGACGTGGTGCACCCGGCCGAGCGGGGCTGCCCGGAGCCGCCCGAGGGCGCGACTTGGCTGGGGGTGATGGACTTTCTCGGTGAAAGCGCCGGAGTCTTGTCGCAGCGCCTGGGCGCTGCGGATGCCGCCTCGCGGCCTTGCGGCCTGCCGGGAGTTGTTTCGCAGCGCGTGGGCGCTGCGGATGCCGCCTCGCGGCCTGACGGCCTGCCGGCGGGTGCCGATAGCGCCGGCAGCGCTTGGGCGCGCGAGGCGCAAGAAAACGCCGGCAGCGCGCCAGCGCGCGAGGGGCCAACAAGCCTCCTGCCTGCGGCGCTGATCACCAACCCGCCCTTCAAGCTGGCCGTGGATTTTCTGCGGCAGGGGATGCGGATGCGGCCGGGGCTGCTGGCGCTGCTGCTGCCGAGCGACTTCTTCCACGCCGGCGGGCGCGGGGCGCTGTGGCACGACCTGCCGCCGGCGCTCGAGCTGAAGCTCGGCTGGCGGATCGATTGGACCGGCGAGGGCAACCCGACCCAGAACATGACCTGGTGGGTCTGGCACGGGCCGGCCGCCGCGCCCTTCGCCCGCCAGCCCGCCGCGCCGACGCGCGTGGCGCAGCTCGCGCGGCCACGGCTTTCCGACGGCGAGGAGGGCGCGGCGTGAGCGGGTGCAAGCCGATCCTGCGGTATCACGGCGGAAAGGCGCTGCTGGCGCCCTGGATCATCGACCATTTCCCGCCGCACCGCACCTATGTCGAGCCCTTCGGCGGGGGCGCCTCGGTGCTGCTGGCGAAGCCGCGTGCGCCCTACCGGGAGGTCTACAACGACCTGGACGGCGAGATCGTCAACCTGTTCCGCGTGGTGCGCGACCCGGCGCGCTGTGCCGAGCTGGAGCGGCTGCTGCGGCTGACGCCCTACGCCCGCGCCGAGTTCGCGGACTCCTACGAGGCAAGCGACGACCCGGTCGAGCAGGCGCGGCGGACGGTCGCCCGGTCCTACATGGGCTTCGGCTCGGCGGCGGCCAGCGGGCACAAGACCGGATTTCGGCGGGGCTCGACCCGCAACGGCAGCGACGTGGCGCGGGACTGGATGCGCTACCCGGCGCGGCTCGCGGCGGTCTGCGACCGCATGCAGGGCGTGACGATCGACAACCTGCCGGCGGCCGAGGTGATCGCGCGCGAGGACCGCGCCGATACGCTGCACTACGTCGACCCGCCCTACGTTCATGCCACGCGGCGCCAGGGCAACCCCTGCTGCAAGAAACAGTACCGCCACGAAATGACCGACGCGGACCACGAAGCGCTGGCCGAGGCGCTGCGCGGCTGCGTCGGGATGGTCGTTCTCTCGGGCTACCCCTGTGCGCTCTACGACCGGCTGTTCGGCGACTGGCCGCGGGTCGAGCGCGCGGCGCTGGCGGACGGGGCACGGGCGCGCACCGAGTGCCTGTGGCTGAACCCGGCAGCCTGGGAGGCGCGCCAGGGCGCGCGCGGACTGCTGGACTTCGGCGTGCCTGGGCTGGCGGCCGGCGCTGCCGGCGAGGAGGGCGCGGCGTGAGCGCGCGGCTCTACCATGACGTGCCGCTGTGCGCGGTGGTGGCGGCTCTCCGTCAGGCGCGCGTGCTGCCGCTGGCGCCCGGCGTGCGGCGCGCTGGGCTGGCCGGCCTGACTCCGGCGCCGACGGTGGCGCACCGGGTGCTGCATCGCCTCAACGGCACCGTGGAGCTGGCCTATCGGTCCGGCGCGGCCGTGCGCAGCCGCCGGCCCGGCTTCTGCGCCTTGGCCGTCGAGCTGAAGGACGGGATGCTGCCCGCGGAAGTGTTTGCCGCCTTGATCCCGGCACCCCCCGCGGCGTCGGAGGACGCGCAGGCGGACGCGGCGCGAGAGGCGGCTAGGGGCGAGTCCGAAAGCGCAAGCGGCGCCGAGCGCGCGGATCAGGGCGACCTCTTCGCGGCCGTCTCCCGGGAGGGCGCGGCGTGAGTACGCATCACGAGTACCGCAAGCTCGCGTGGCAGTGCCGGGGCCTGGGGCTCGCCCCGAAAGGCCTGCTCGTCGCGCTGGCGAGCATGGTGGACGCCGAGGGCATGTGCTACGCGCTGATCGGCACGCTGGTCGAGATGACCGACAGCAGCGAGCCGACCGTCTTCCGCGCGCTCAACAAGCTGGAAGAGCGCGGCCTGGTCGAGCGCATCCGCGACGCCGACCGCAAGCCGAAAAAGCGCAAGTGCCTGTTCTTCCAGCTGAACCTGGACGCGCTGGACGCGCTCGCCAAGGGTGCGTCGGCGGCGCCCGGCGGCGGAGAAACCGCGCAGAGCGAAGGGTCTCAAATTGAGACCCCTGCCGGCGGCGGCCAGGGCGACCCCTCTCAATCTGAGACCCCTGGCGGCGGGAAGGGTCTCAAAATGAGACCCCAACCCTCTCAATTTGAGACCCAGAACTCTCCAGAACGAAAAAACCTGGAACAAACGGGCGCGCGCGAGGCTGGCGGCGCGGCGGAAGGCGATGGGCCGGACGGCGGCGTACGCGGTACGCCAGGCGATGCGGTCGCCGCCCCGGCCGGGGCGCTGGACCCGGACAGCCGGGCCGGGCGCTTCCGGGAGGCGCTGGCGCGGCTGCTGGACCAGGCCGCCCGGGCAGAGGTTTCGGGCGAGGGTGCCGGCGAGAGGCCGCTCGGCAGGGACGACATCCTGGCCTGGATCTGCGCCCTGGTCCCGGACGACGCGCCCGACGGCGACCCGCACGCCGTGCGGCTGCTGTGCCCGGGCGCCGTCTGGCGCCGGGCGGTCGAGGGCTGGCGCGGCGCGCTGGAGGCGGCCTGCGGCCGGCGGGTGGTGCTGGGCGAGCTGCCGGAGAGCTGGGGCGAGTGGACCCAGCCCGCCAAGCCGCACCCGCGCCGCTGGGTCCCGGCCTGGGTCGGCGCCCAGCGGCGCGCCGTGCGTCACCTGGCCGAGGCGCGGCTGCTGCCGCCCGAGCTGGCGGCGCCGGCGGGCCCGGAGGCGGGGGCCGGCGGCCGCCGGCCGGACAGCGCGGGCGCCCTGGCCTTCGAGGCGCCGGCGGCGCTGCGCCGGGCCGAGCGGGTCTGGGCGGCGGCGCGGCCGGCCCTGCGGGCCGCCGGGGCGCGGGGCGAGATCGATGCCGAGGGGCTGCACTGGCTGTTGGCCGGGCTGGCGCCGCTGCGGCTGGGCGGCGCGGTGCTGGCGCGCCCGGCGGTGCCCAGCCTGGACCTGCTGCCCAAGAGCGTGCCGGGCCAGTCGGTGCGCGTGGCCTGGGACTATTTCGAGCCGCGGCGCGCCGCCGTCGAGGCCGCCCTGGCGGAGGCCTGGGCCGTCGAGGTGCCGCTGGCGCTGGCGCCCGGCGCGCCCGCCGAGACCGAGGCGGCGGCGGTGGCGGCGCTGCGCCGGATCCAGGCGGCGGAGACGGGGGCGGAGACGGCTGGGGAGACGGCTGGGGAGACGGCCGGGGAGTTGGCGGCGGAGACGGCCGTCGCGGCGCCCGGGTAGCGCCGCCCGGCCGGCCGGCGGGATTCGGCCGGCGGGATTCGGTGGGCGGGGCACACAGGCGAGGATCGGACAGAGGAGAAGGCCATGGCGAAGGCGAAGCGAAAGACGAAGGCGGGTCACGCAGGCGGCAAGGCGGCCGGCAAGCTCGGCGGCACGGGGCGGCGCGCCCGCACGGCGGCGCCCGGCGTCGGGCTGGGCCCGACGCCGGAGCGGGCGGCGAAGGGCGAGTTCCGCAAGGAAGGCGTGACGGCGGACGGCAAGACGGTGGCGCTGCGCCAGGTCGACAGCCTGGCGACCCTGCTGGCGAAGGGCACGATCGACCAGGCGCAGTTCAAGGCCGGCCAGACCTTCCGCGGCGACTACGAAGCGCTGGCCCGGGCGAGCGCCGCCCCGGCCCAGGACTACGGTCGAGTGCGGGTCGACGGCGGCGGCGCCTATCGCGACCCGGAGCCCTGGGTGCGCGGCGGCCGGGCCTGGGACGCGCTGGGCCGGGTCGGCGGGATGCACTCGCCCTGCGGCGCCGTGCTGGTCAAAGTGGTCGGCGAGGGCATGAGCCTGCGGCAGTTCGCCCAGAGCGAGGGCCTGCACGGCCAGACCATGCACGTGGACCGGGCCGCCGGCCTGCTGATCGGGGCGCTGGGCGCGCTGGAGGTCTTCTACGCGGGGGACCGCGCGCGGGACGCCGAGGGCCGTGTGGAGGCACGACAGGCTTGACACGGTGTCGAACACACGCCTAGCGTCTCCGCCATCGTCGCACCCGTGTGACGAAAGCCCGCCCGGGTCCGGCCCGTGGCGGGCTTTTCGTTGGGCGGAGGCGACGCTGTTCGATCTCTCCGAACGCGCCTAGGGCGGCCTGTCGCGCCGAGGTCCTACGCTTGCGTGGGGCCGCTGGAGGCGCGCCGGGCCGCCCGCCCTTTCAGCGGGAGCGAGGGCCATGTGATGCCGAACGTGCCGCCCGCCTTCCGGCCGCCGAGCCAGCCGCGCACCGCGGACAGCCGGAAGGCGGCGGACCGGCGGCGCGGCTCGGCGCGCGCGCGGGGCTACTCGGCGCATTGGGATCGCACCTCGCGCGGCTTCCTGGCGGCGCATCCGCTCTGCCTCTGCTGCCAGACGGTCGGGGTGATCCGGCCGGCGCGGGTGACCGACCACACGGTCCCGCACCATGGCGACATGGCGCGCTTCTGGGACCCGGCGAACTGGCAGCCCGGGTGCGAGCCGTGCCACGACGTGATCAAGGCGCGGCTGGAGGCGATGTGGGAGCGCGGCGAGATCCGGGCGGACCAGCTGTGCTTCGACAGCGAGACGGCGCAGCAGCTGCGCCGCGCCCTCGGCGCCCTCTAGCGCAGGCCCGGCCCTACATCTAGCGGCACCCAGGGCTTGCGACCCACCAGGGGTGGGGGCGGTCAAATCCCTACAACCGCCCCGCTTGGGACCGCTTCGCCTCACAAATTCGTGGTTCCGCGAAATTGGGGGAACTTTTTTTTGCTCGGCTCCGGACGGCGCGCGGCGCTTCGGGCGACGCGCTTCGGGGGCGGCGGGGTTGGGCGTACGGGGTACGCGGGAGGACGCTATGGCGCGTGGGCGGAAGGCGGACAGCCCGGCGGTGCAGGCGGCGAAGGGCAACCCGGGCAAGCGCGCGCAGCGCAAGCCGGCGGCGGTGCCCGAGGCGGCCGAGATCGCGGACGCGGCGCCGGACCAGCTGACCGACGTGGGCAAGGCGATCTGGCGGCGGCTGCGGCCGCACCTGGTGCAGATGAAGCTGCTGCGCGCGACCGACGAGCCGGTCTTCGTACGCTACTGCGACACGCTGGCCGAGTTCTGGAAGGTGCAGAAGGCGGTGCGCAAGCACGGCACGACCTACCTGGCGCCCATGACGGGCGGCGTCGGCAAGATGCGCCGCATCGACCCGCGCTTCAACGTGGCCTCGCGCCTGAAGAAGGAGCTGATCGAGATGGAGGACCGGCTGGGCCTCAATCCGCGGGCGCGGCAGGAGCAGCTGATGAAGATGGCGCAGGCGGCGGGGACGCAGCTGCCGGGCGAGCTGCCGCTGGGTGACCAGGGGGCGTCGGCCGGCGAGGACGAGACGGTGCGGAAGGATAGCCCGATCGGCTATCTGCAGTAGGGCCGTGGCGGTCGCGGTCGCCCAGACGGAGGTCGGGCAAGAAGCCGAGCTGGCGCAGCTGGTCGCCGAGGTGCAGGCCAAGGGGCCGCACGGCTGGCTGCTGCGCGGCGAGCCGCCGCCGATGCCGCGCGGGGCGGAGGAGCTGGGCGCCTGGTACGACGCGGCGGCGGCCGACAAGGCGGTCGCCTTCTTCCCGAAGTACCTGCGGCATGTCGAGGGCGAATGGGCCGGCCGGCCCTTCGTGCTGGACCCCTGGGAAGAGGCGGTCGTCCGCCAGATCTTCGGCTGGAAGCTGCCGGACGGGCGGCGGCTGCTGCGCACGGTCTACATCGAGATCGCGCGCAAGAACGGCAAGACGAGCTTCGCCGCCGGCCTGGCGATCCTGCTGCTGATCGGCGATCGGGAGTACGGCGGCCAGGGCTACGTCATGGCCGTCGACGAAGGCCAGGCGAAGATACTCTTCACCAAGGCGGCCCAGATGGTCGCCGGCTCGCCGGCGCTGTCCGGCGCGCTGGAGGTCTTCAAGCCCTCGATCTTCTGCCCCGAGCTGCAGGCCAGCTTTAAGCCGCTGGGCCGCGGCGCGGCGAACAAGCACGGCTTCTCGCCGAGCTTCGCGCTGGGCGACGAGCTGCACGAGTGGCCGGACGGCGAGCAGGCCGACGTGGTGCACAAGGGCATGGGCGCCCGGCGCCAGCCGCTCGAGGTCTTCATCACGACGGCCGGGGTGCGCAACCGCGGCTACGGATGGGAGGTCCACCAGTACGCGGGCCAGGTGCTGAAGGGCGAGGTGATCGACCCGAGCTTCCTGCCGGTCGTCTATGCGGCCGACCCGGACGAGGACTGGACGAGCGACCGCGCGCTGTGCGCGGCCAACCCCAACCTGGACCGCTCGGTCAAGCTGGAGTTCCTGCGCGGCGAGCGGGTCAAGGCGCAGCGCACGCCGCGGCAGGAGAACGACTACCGCCGGTTCCACCTCAATCACTGGGTGGAGCAGGCGTCGCGCTGGCTGCCGATGAAGGCCTGGGCGAAATGCACGGCCTGGCCGCATGACCCGGACGCCTGGCGCAGGCTGGAAGCGCAACTGATCGGGCGGCCGTGCTTCGCCGGCATGGACATCGGCGCCGTGCGCGACCTCTCGGCCTGGGTGCTGATCTTCCCGCCGCAGGCGCCGGGAGAGCGCACGGTGCTGCTGCCCCGCTTCTGGGTGCCGGGCGCCTCCGTCGAGGACCGGGTGGCACGCTTCCTGGTCCCTTACGACGCCTGGGCGCGCATGGGCGCGCTGACGATCACAGAGGGCAACGCGACCGACTTCGGAACGCTGAAGCGCCAGATCCTGGAGGACTGCAGCCGCTTCGAGGTCAAGGGCGCCGGGTTCGATCCGCACAACGCCCAGCAGCTGCAGCAGGAGCTGGAGAACGAGGGCGTCCACAGCGTTCGGGTGTTCCAGCAGTTCGGCAGCCTGGGCAGCGCGACGCGCGAGCTGGAGCGCCTGGTGGTCGAGGAGACCCTGCTGGAGCACGGCAACCACCCGGTGCTGACCTGGATGGCGAGCAACGCGGTCGTGCGCACCGATCCGCAGGGCAACATCAAGCCCGACAAGAAACGCGCGGTCGAGAAGATCGACGGCATCGTGGCGGCCGTGACGGGCATGGCGCTGATGTGCGCCCAGCAGGTCGAGGCGCCCAGCTACACCGCGACCCACGGAGTGATGGTGGTCTGATGGCAGCGACCGCGGCGCAGGGATGGCTTGCGAGGCCGTCGCGCCCGATGCGCCCCGCGGGGCGGCGCATCCGGGCGGCGATCACGACAAGCCGGGAACTCGAACAGGCGTTGATCGCGCAGGACGTGGGCACCGCCGCGCAGGTGATCCTGACGCCCAAGACGGCGTTGATGGTCCAGGCGGTCGGCTGCGCGGTCGCGATCCTCGCCGAGTCGGTCGCGCAGCTGCCGATCGTCGTCTTTCGCGACGCGGGCGACCGGCGCCGCGAGCGGATCACCGACGACGACGTGTTCCGCGTGCTGCACGACCGCCCGAACGGCTGGCAGGACAGCTTTCAGTTCCGCGAGTTGCTGCAGACCCACCTGGCCCTGTGGGGCAACTGCTACGCCTTCAAGAATCGGCTGCGCAGCACGGGGCGGCTGCAGGAGCTGCTGCCGATCCACCCCGACCGCGTTCGGGTCGAGCAGGACGAGCAGTACCGCGTCACCTACCGGGTCAGCCTGCCGAACGGAAACCAGGTGGTCCTGGGCCAGGACAAGGTGTTCCACATCCGCGATCGGAGCCTGAACGGCTACGAAGGCTTGTCGCGGCTGAAATCGGGGCGCGACAGCATCGGGCTGGCGATGGCGGCGGAGCGTTGGGGCGGCCAGCTCTTCGGCAACTCGGCGCGGCCCGCCGGGGTGCTTTCGACCGACAAGTCGCTGACCGGAGACCAGATCAAGCAGATCGCGTCGTCCTGGCAGGCGGCGCACGGCGGCGAGAACGCCCTGGGCACGGCGGTGCTCGACGGCGGCTTCAAGTGGGAGCCGCTGGTCATGAACAACAAGGACGCCCAGTTCCTGGAGACCCGCAAGTTCCAGATCGCCGAGGTGGCGCGGCTCTACCGCATCCCGCCGCACATGCTGGCCGACCTGGACCGCGCGACCTTCAGCAACATCGAGCAGCAGTCTCTGGAGTTCGTGAAGTACTCGCTGATGCCGTGGCTGCGGCGCTGGGAGGCCGCGGTCAACGCGCAACTGCTCATGCCGGAGATGGCCGGCCGGGTGCGGCAGCGCAGCATGAAATTCAACGTCGACGGCCTGCTGCGGGCCGACATCAAGACCCGCTACGAGGCCTACGCGATCGGCCGACAGAACGGCTGGCTGAGCACGAACGACGTGCGCGAGCAGGAAGACCTGAACCCGATCGAAGGCGGCGACGACTACACGCCGGCCAGCAACCTCTTCGGAGACGAGCGCGATGAGCCTTCGCAACCTTCCTGAGATCAAGGCGCTGGAAGCGCCGGCTGGCGTGAGCTACGCGCCGGAGCAGAGTGCGCTGGACCGCTGGCAGCCCGGCGTGCGGGCGGCTTCCGAGGGGGACGACAACGTCATCTCGATCTACGACATCATCGGCGAGGACTTCTGGACTGGCGAAGGCGTCACCAGCAAGCGCATCGCAGCCGCGCTGAGGCGCATCGGGCAGCGCGCGGTGACCGTGAACGTCAACTCGCCCGGCGGCGACTTCTTCGAGGGCATCGGCATCTACGAGCTGCTGCGCCAGCATCCCGCGAAGGTCACGGTGCAGGTGATGGGCCTGGCCGCCTCGGCCGCCAGCGTCATCGCCATGGCGGGCGACGAGGTCCTGATCTCCGAGGTCGGCTTCATGATGGTGCACAACGCCTGGGCCATCGCCATCGGCAATCGACACGACATGCGCGCCGCCGCCGACACGCTGGAGCCGTTCGACCAGGCGATGGCGAACCTCTACGCCCGCCGCGCCGGCGTCGACCTGGAGGAGGCGGAGGGCTGGATGAACCGGGAAACCTGGTTCAACGGCGGCCAGGCGGTCGACAGCGGTCTGGCCGACGGTCTTCTGCCGCCGGCAGAGATCGAGGAATCCCAAGCCGACACGCGCGCCGTGGCCGCCGTCCGGAAGACGGACCTGGCGCTGGCCCGCATGGGCATGTCTCGCGGTGAGCGCCGTAGCCTCATCGGCGAGCTGAAGGGCGGCACGCCAAGCGCTGCCGCGCCCGCCACGCACGACGCTGGCGACCTCGTCCCGGATCTCCGGGACCTCATCGCAACGATCCAATAGGAGACGAGACCATGGGCTACATGGATCAGCTGCGGGGCAACTCCCGCGGCATCGTCGGCGTGCGCGCGGAAGCGACTCAGGACGCGACCGTCAAGCAGACCATCGCCGAGCTGAACAAGGCCTTCGCGGCGTTCCGCGAGACGAACGACAAGCACCTCGAGGGCAAGGCCGACGCCGACGCCGTCGAGAAGGTCAACGCCGCCGTCGGCGACCTGCAGCGGAAGCTGGAGGAGCAGATGTCGGCGGCGGCGGCGCGCACCGACGAGCTGGAGGCGCAGATGTCGCGCATTCCGGCCGGCGGCGAGGGCGGTGCCAAGCCGGAGGAGGTCCGGGCGCAGGCCGTCCAGTTCCACGCCGGCCGCACGGCGCAGACGGAGGTGCAGCTCGACGACACGCAGGTCGAGGCCTATTCCAAGTACGCCGAGGTCTTCGCGGAGACCTTCCTGCGGCGCGGCGACAAGAAGGCGGCGGTGCAGGCCGCCATGGAGGTCGGGTCCGACCCTGACGGCGGGTACTGGGTGCCGACGCAGATGGTCAACGATGTCAAGCGCCGCATCTTCGAGACCTCGCCGGTCCGCCAGGTCGCCTCGGTGATCACGATCACCACGGACTCGGTGACCTTCCCGACCGACACCAACGACGCGACGAGCGGCGGCTGGGTCGGGGAGACGGACTCCCGATCGGACACCGCCACGCCGCAGGTCGGCGAGCAGACGATCTACGTGCGCGAGCAGTACGCCCAGCCCAAGGTCACCCAGAAGCTGCTCGATATGGCGACCATCGACGTCGAGGACTGGCTGTCGGGCAAGATCGCCGACAAGCTGGCCCGCGTCGAGAACACGGCCTTCGTCAGCGGGACGGGCGTCACCCAGCCGCGCGGCTTCCTCGACTACCGGGGCGCCGCCGTCACCACGGCGGACGCCTCCCGCGCCTGGGGCGTCCTGCAGTACATCCCGCTGGGTGCCGACGGCGCCTTCCCGGACGCCTCCGGCATCGCCGGCGCGAAGGATCCCGACGCCCTGATCGACACGATCGCGGCCCTGAAGCCCGAGTACCGCGGTGGCGCGATCTGGGCGATGAACCGGGCGACCGAGGCGGCGGTGCGCAAGCTCAAGGACGCGGACGGACGCTACCTGGTGGGCATGGGCGACATCCGGGACGGCGTGCGCGGCTTCGAGCTGTTCGGCTACCCCATCGTGACGATGGAGGACATGCCGAACCTCGGGTCGGACAGCTTCTCGATCGCCTTCGGCAACTTCGCGATGGGCTATCAGATCGTGGACGGCCGCGGCCTGCGCGTGCTGCGCGACCCCCTGACCGACAAGCCCTACGTCAAGTTCTACACGACCAAGTGGACCGGCGGCGACGTGGTGAACTTCGACGCCATCAAGCTGGTCAAGGCCGCCGCCAGCTAAGCGGCCCTCCCCAGATTTCCGTCGCGTCGAGCCCGCCGCCGCCTTGCGCGGCAGCGGATTCGGCGTCGCGGATCAGCGACGAAAGGACAGGGCCATGCCCACTCGCGACATGCACAGCCACATCAAGGCGGTGACCCACGTCGCCGCACAGGTGATCAGCTCGACCAACACGCCGGCGAGCGGCGTCGACAACCGGGGCTTCGACTCGCAGGAGTTCCTGATCTCCATCGGCACGATCGCCAACGTCGCCAACAGCCCGCAGCCCTCCTGGGCCTTCAAGCTGCAGCACTCGGACAGCGCGTCCTCGGACTTCGAGGACGTCACCGATGCCGACTACGTGCTCACCGGCTCCGCGTCCTCGCCCGTCACGGCCCCGAACAGCTCGACCGGGGTCTTTCTGACAGTCGATGCCGCGGCGGAGGACGCGAAGACCTACCGCGTCGGCTACGTCGGCCCGAAACGCTATTCGCGCGTCGTGGCGACGGCGGCCAACACGCCGGGCAACACGCCCTACTCGGTGGTCTGCCTGCTCGGCAACGCCGGGCTGCGCCCGACCAGCGACGACTGACGGGCCGGCGACCTGCTCCGGCGGCGTACCGCGTACGTCGCCGGAAGCCGGCACATGGAAAGGACGATGCAATGAGCGAACGTGTCACCATGATGTGCAAGCGGCCCTTCCGGCGTTGCCTGGACGGCGACCTGCACCCCACCGAGTTCCTGCCGGGCGAGATCGAGATCGATCCGCGCGGGGCGGCGGTGGCCGAGGCGAACGGCTGGGCGGTCCCTTTGGCCCCGGCGGCGAAGGCGGCGGCCGAGGACGCCGCGAAGGAGGAGCCGGAGAGCGGGGAGACGGAGACGGAAACGGAGCCGGGAGAGGGCGAGGGCGACCCGGAGAGTGGCCTCCCGTCCCACGGCTCTGGGACGGAGACGACGTCGTCGTCGCCGGCGCCGGACCCAGCCTCCGAGACGCCGACCTCGAGCGCGTCCGACAGGCCCGCGAAGAGCGGGAAGAAGGCGGCCGGCAAGTAGCAGGCCCCCGGCGGCGCCTGCGCCTGATCGTCGTCAACCGCGTCTGGCAGCAGGCGCCCTGGGCCGACCTGCTCTACGCCTGCGACCCCAAGTGGTGGGACAGCGACGAAGCGCCCGGACCCGGCGTCTTCGCCGGCCTGCGGGTCACGCCGCATCCGCGCGCCGCGGACTGGGGCTGCCATCGCGTGCCCGGGGAGGACGCCGAGGGGCTGTCGCTGGACCCGCTGCGGATCCACTACAACGCCAACTCCGGCGCCCAGGCCTACAACCTCTCGCTCCATCTGGCCGGGCCGGGCCGGCGCATCCTGACCGGCTTCGACTGCGACTACGGCCCCGGCGGCGCGCGGCATTACCACGCGGACCACGGGGGCGCGCTGAAGAACCCGAACGCCGCCGAATTCGCGTGCTGGCGGGCGCGCTGGGAGCGGGTGGCCGCCGCCGCCCGGGACGCCGGCCTGGAGACGATCAACTGCTCGCGCGCGACGGCGCTGACCTGCTTTCCCCGGGCGAACCTGGAGGACGTGCTGTGATCTTCGTCTGCTGGCTCTTCCAGGGCCACGGCTTCAACCGCGACCGGGTGATGACCTACGGGCCGTCGCATGTGCGCGTCCTGGCGAACATGCTGGAGCGGGCCGGCGGGCATCGGCTGCTGTGCGTCACGGACCAGCCGGCGCGGGTCGAGCGGGTGCTGCCGATCGGCGACGTGGTCGAGCTGCCGGCGGAGGTGGCGGCGTTGCCGCGCTACTACCCGAAGCTCTGGGCCTATTCGAAGGCCTTCGGCGAGATCGTCGGGGAGCGCTTCGCCTCGATCGACCTGGACGCGGTGGTGGTGGAAGACCTGGCGCCGGTGCTGGAGCGGGCGCCGGGCACGCCGGGGCACGACTTCCTGGTCTGGGACCAGGCGCGCGGCGAGCGCTACAACACCTCGCTCTTCGCGCTGACGCCGGGTGCGCGCGCCGAGGTCTGGGACCGCTTCACCGTCGAGGCGGGCGACACGGCGGAGGCGGTGGTCGGGCGGCCGACCGGCGACCAGTGCTGGCTGGGCTACATCCTGGGCCCGGGGCAGGCGACCTTCAGCGAGGCCTCCTCCGGGGTGCTGCAGTACCGGCCCAAGGCGATGCGCGCGGCGCGGCCCGAGGGCGCCCGGGCGTTCTTCATGTGCGGCCCCTACCGCCCGGACCTGGAGGCGGCGCTGAGCCCCTGGGTGCGGGAGGCCTGGCGGTGACCGGGGCGGTGACCGGGCCGGCGCCGGCCGCGACGCAGCCCGCGGCGCGGCAGCGGCTGCACGGGCTCCAGGGCCTCAAGCCGCTCGGCGTCTTGCAGGCGCCCGCGCCGCTGCCGAACAGCAAGCCTGGCGAGCCGCGCTTCCCGCCGACGCGGCACGAGGCGCTGCTGATCGCGCTGTGCCGCGCCAACCGCTGGCGGCGGGGCGTCGAGGTCGGGCTGCTCAAGGGCAAGACCTTCGACGCGCTGCTGAGCGCCCTGCCGGAGCTGCGCCTGACCGGCGTCGACCGCTGGGAGCACTGCCTCGACGCGCTCGGCGAGGACTGGGCGGAGACCTACGCCCGCTTCGACATGGCGGCCGCCGAGGCGACCTGCCGGGCGCACGCGGCGCGGCACGGGAAGCGCGCGCGGATCCTGAAGGGCGACAGCGCGGCGATGGCGGCCGAGGTGCCCGACGGCAGCCTGGACTTCGTCTTCCTGGACGCCGGGCACACCGAGCGGGCGGTCGCGGCGGACATCGCCGCCTGGGCGCCCAAGGTCAAGCGGCGCGGCGCCATCCTGGGGCACGACTGGTGGTTTCCCTCGGTGCGCGCGGCGCTGGACGCGGCGCTGCCGGGGTGGCTGGCGCTGCCGGACTCGGTCTGGGCGCTGCCCAAGGCCTGGCACGACGAGGACGCGGCGGCATGAGCGCAGCAGGGCGGGCAGCAGGGCGGAAGGTCTCGATCGCGACGCGGGGCATGGCGCACCAGCGGGCCTGGGGCCGGCTGCTGGCCGCCGGCCTGCGGGCGCGGGGCTTCGAGCCGGTCGAGATCGACGCCGGGGCGCCGGCGGAGACGCGGGTCGTGGCCTGCTGGGGCTGGCGGGTCGGCAGGGCCTACCGTGCTGCGCTGGACGGCGGGCTGCCGCACGAGGTGCTGGTCGCCGAGCGCGGCTACCTGGGCGACCGCTTCGCCTTCACCTCGCTGGGGTGGAATGGGCTGAACGGCCGGGCCGACTTCAACGTCGAGCGCTTCGGCCTGTCCCCGGCGCCGCGCCGCGATTTCGGGGTGGCGGCGCTGCCGTGGAAAACGCCGAGGGCGCTGCCGCGCCGCGTGCTGCTGCTGGGGCAGGTGCGCGGCGACATGGCGCTGCGCGTCGCCGGGATCGACCTGGAGGCCTGGCTGGCGGTCTGGGCGGCGCGCTGGGCTTCCGCGGGCTCTTCGGTGGCCTTTCGCCCGCACCCCAAGGACGCGGGGCTGCGGGTGCCGGGCGCGGAGGCGCTGGACCCGGGCTACAGCCTGGGCTCGCAGCTCGCCGAGGCGGACCTGGCGGCGACGGTGAACTCCAACAGCGCGGTCGAGGCGGTGCTGGCGGGCGTGCCGACGGTGACGGCGGACCGGGGCGCGATGGCCTGGCCGGTCACGTCCCGGCCGGGCGCGCAGGCGATCACGCCCGAGCGGGACGCCTGGCTGGCGCGTCTGACCTGGTGCCAGTGGAGCGAGGACGAACTGGCCGACGGCAGCGCCGTCGCGCACGCCTTCGCGGGGCGGGAAAGCATGGGAGAGGCGGCCTGATGTTCCGCTGGCAGCCCGACAGGCCGGCGCGGGTGACGACGCCGCCGGCCGCCGACTTCCTGGAGGACGCGACGGTCTACGGCCACCTGCGCGTGCCGCTGAGCGGCAGCCCGGAGTCGCCCACGGACTCGGCGACGATCCAGGTCTATCGCGACGCGGTGCAGAGCGAGCTGGACGGCCCGACGGGGTGGCTGGGCCGCTGCCTGATCACCCAGACGCTGGAGATGCAGCTCGACGCCTTCCCGCGCTGGTGCGGGGCGGACCGGCGCGGCCGGCGGTATCCGGGCGCCGACGCGCCGATCCTGCTGCCCTGCCCGCCGGTGCAGTCGGTGACCTCGATCGCCTATCTGGACGGCAACGGCGATACCCAGACGCTGGCGGCCTCCGCCTACACGCTGGTCAACAACGGCGCCAACAAGTCGGAGATCGCGCCGGCCTACGGCACGGTCTGGCCGGAGACGCGCGACATCGAGGCGGCGGTGACCGTGACCTGGGTGGCCGGCTACGGCGCGACGGCCGCCGACGTGCCGCCCGACATCGTCGCGGCGGGCCTGCTGCTGCTGCAGGACCTCTACGAGAACCGCACGGCGCAGGAGCTGGGCACAGCGCTGCAGCACAACGAGACGGTGACGCGGCTGCTGACCAAGTTCCGCGTCCAGGGCTTCGGGTGAGGCGATGCGGCAGCGCAAGCGCGGGCTGAGTTCCGGCGAGCTGGACCAGCGGGTGACGCTGGAGCGGCACGGCATGACGGGCAGCGGGCCGAACGCCACGCCGGGCTGGACGGCGCAGGGCACCTTCTGGGCCAGGGTCGAGGCGCTGCGCGGGCAGGAGCGCGTGATCGCCGACCGGCAGGCCGGCGTCGTCAGCTACCTGCTGACGCTGCACAACGGCGGCGCGGCGGCGGACATCCGCCCGCAGGACCGCTTCGACTGGAACGGCACGAAGCTGAACGTGCGCCGCGTGCCGCCGGGCCAGCGCGGGGTCTACCGCACGCTGGAGGTCGAGGCGGGGGTGCCGAACTGATGCCGGTCAAGGCCCGATGCCGGTAACGGGAGGACGCGAGGTCGCGGCGGCGCTGCGGGCGCTGCCGCGCGCCGTGGAGGCGCGGGTCGCGGAGGCGCTGGAGGACGCCGCCGGGATCGTGCTGCAGGACATGAAGGCGCGCACGCCGCGCGACGCGGCCAACCCCGGCAAGCACGCGGCCGACGGCCTGACCGTGATCTTCTCCGACAGCGGCCTGCAGGCGCGCATCGGGCTGCCGACGGCCGAGCTGGCCTCGCAGTACTTCTGGTTCCGCTTCCTGGACCTGGGGACGGCCGGCGGCGAAGTGACCTACCGCCGGGCCGACGCGCCCGGGAAGCTCTTCACCATGCGCGTGCCCGCCAGGCCGGCCTTGCGGATCCGCGAGGTCGCGCTGGACGGCAACCTGCCGGAGGTCGAGCGCTTGATCCGCGCGGCCATCGCCGAGGGGCTGCGGGCGGGGCGATAGGGCGCGGTTTCATCGAACGGAGGGTGCCATGCGGATCGATGCCGAGGTGCACGACCACGGGCTCACGCGCGAGGTCAAGGTCTTTCTGGACGGGGAGGATGTGACGGCGGACTGCGTCTGGGCCGACGACGAAACAGGCGAGGTCTGCCATCAGCGCAGGAACGCCCGGGGCGAAATCGTCATCCTGGGCGACGCGATCGCGCGCGATGTCCGGAAGGGCGAGGTCTCCTTCCGCCTGCCGGCCGGATCCTTCGACTACTTCGCCGCGCGGCAGCATCGCTGCCCGGCCTGCGGCCATTTCGGCCCGGCGACAGCGTGACGGCATGAGCGACCCGAACGCGGCGCTGGCGAGCGCGATCTGGACGGCGCTGGACGCCGCGCTGGCGGACCCGGTGCACATGCTGGGCCGGGTGCCGCCGGACGCGGCGATGCCCTACACGGCGATTGGGCCGATCGAGGCGCGCGACGCCAGCCGCCTGAACAGCGTGGCCGACCGGACGATGGTCTACATCGACCACTGGCGGGACACGGGCTCGACCGCGGACCTGGACGGCGTTGTGGCGACGATCTTCGGCCTGCTGCACCGGCAGCGGCTGAGCCTGGGCACGGGGGAGGTCGTCTTCGCCAAGGTCGTGCGGCGAGGGCCTGAGCCCGACCTGCGGGAGAGCGTGCTGAAGGGCCACCTGGCCGTGGAGTGCTGGGTCGAGCACTGAGTCCGGCGGCTTCGCCGCCTGGTTGCGCCCGTCCGCCAACCCGTTGCCGCCCGGACGGGCGCGTGAGGGCCTTCCGGCGGCGTCGCCGCCTGGTTGCGCCCGTCTGCCAACCCACCGGGGGATTTTGGGCCGCCCGGACGGGCGCGTGAAGGCCTTCCGGCGTACGCGGTACGCCGCATCCGACAGGACCCCGCGGAACGGCGGGTGAGCGAGGCCGCCGGGCGCCGAGCGCGCGCCGGCGCCTCTTTTCGTGCGCCGAGCAAAGGAGACACGGCATGAGCGTACAGAGCAACGCGGGGACGAAGTGGTTCATCGGGCCCCCCAACAGCACCGCGGCGACGCAGAACGACTTCGAGGCCTTGGTCTACAGCGAGGTCGGCGAGGTCGAGGAGGTGCCGCAGTTCGGCGACGTGGCGACGGTGATCCGCGCCTCGGTGCTGAACGACGCCCGGGTCAAGAAGGCCGTGGGCACGAAGGACGGCCAGGAGATGACGATCCCCTACCTCTTCGACCCGGCGGACACGGGCCAGGCGGACCTGCGCGACGCCGGCGTCAGCGACACGGAGTACGCCTTCAAGGTCGAGCTGGACGACGCGGGCAGCGGCTCGCCGAGCAACCCGACGACCTTCTACTGGCGCGGCAAGCTCTACGGGGAGCCGGTGGTGATCGGCACGGCCGACAACTTCGTGCGCATGCAGGCGATGGTGACCAACACCACGACCGCGCTCTACGTCGCCGCCGTCTAGGGCGGCGATCTAGGGCAAGCAGTCTAGGGCAGGCAGTCTAGACCTGCGACCTGGGCCGGCCGGAGGGCCGGCCCCGCGCTCGCGCGGGGGCACAGGCCCCGCGTGGGGGTCGGGCGGTGCGGAGCGCCAGGTCGCGCGCCGCCCGACCTTACGCCTTTCAGACCTGGCGCCTTTCAGACCTGGAGACCGAGATGGCCGAGAAGCCGAAGACCCTGAACAGCAAGCGCGGCGCCGGGGCGCCGGCCGGCACGCCGGCGGAGGCGCCGGAGGATGCGGCGGCGGACCGTCCGGCGGACCGGGCGGCGGAGCTGGCCGAGAGCCAGGGCGAGGGCCTGGCGGTGGTGGCGCCGGAGATCGCGGCGCAGGTCGGCGAGACGCGCTACCTGCTGGAGCCGACGCCGACGGCGGCGCGGGCGATCCTGCGCACGTTCGGCGGGCGCTTCACGACGCACCTGGAGGAGGCGCTGCGCAACGGCGACCTGGACGCCATGGTGGCGACGATCGCGGCGGGCACGGGCGCGACCATGACGCAGCCGGAGAAGGAGGAGCTGTGGAACGCGCTCTGGCGGCTCGACCTGGGCGCCTGCGTCGAGGTCGGGGTGCAGTGCCGCACCTTCATCGCGGTGCTGAAGAACGGCGGCCGGCCGCTGCCGAGCAAGGACAAGTCGCCGAGCAAGGACAAGGGGCCGGGCAAGCACAAGTCGGGCAAGGGCAAGTCGGGAAACGCCTGAGGCCCGGCGGGCGCGCCGCGGGGCCGGCCCTGACCCTGGGCCAGCACGTCGAGCTGCTGGTCGGGCGGGCCATGGCCGAGCTGGGCATGAGCTACGACGCGGCGCTGCGCACGCCGATGCCGGTGCTCGAGCTGGGGCTCGACTGCCGGGAGCGGGCGCGGCACCGGGACCAGCAGCGGCTCGGCGCGCTGCTGGGCGTCAAGGTGCCCGAGCCGGGCTTCCCCTTCGCCGAGACGGCGGAGCAGGTCGCGGCGCGGCGGCGGCGCGTGCGCGAGGGCTTCAAGGCGCAGCTCGGGCGCGCGGCGAAGCCGGGCGCTTCCGAGACCTGAGGGGCGGGCGGCCCGTCGCCGCCGTCTTCCCCCTCCACCCCTTCCCCACACTCCGGCGCCGGCGCCTTCGCCGGGCGAGGACCCTCCATGTCCCTGAACGAACTGGGCATCAGCGTCACGATCGACGCCGAGCTGGCGCGCTTCGAGCAGACGATGCAGCGCGCCGGCCGGGTGGTCGAGACCTCGACGTCCGACATGGACAAGGCGACCCGGCGGGCGCAGCGCTCCTTCGCGCAGCTGGAGGGGCGCCTGGACCCGGCGGCGCGCGCGCTGCAGCGGCTGGATTCCGGCACGCAGCGGGTGCAGCGCGCGCTGCAAAGCGGGGCGGTTTCGGCCGACCGCGCGGCGCAGGTGCAGCGCCGCCTGAACGACCAGTACGAGCAGACGGTCCTCCGTGTGAACGGGATGAGCAACGCGCTCGATCGGGCGGAGCGCGAGTTCGCGGCAATCCGAGCGCAGGTCGATCCCACCACCGTGGCCCTGGAGCGCCTGGAGGAACAGCAGCAGCAGGTCCGCCTCGCGATGGCTGCCGGCGTCACGACGCAGACCGAAGGGACGCGCGTCCTCGGGCTGCTCGACAAGCAGTACAAGAAGGTCAGCAGCGGGGCGGGGAATTTCGGTTTTGCCGCGCAGAACGCCGCGTTCCAGGTGGGCGACTTCGCGACCCAGGTGGCCGGGGGGACCGACGCGACACGCGCTCTGGGGCAGCAGCTGCCGCAACTGCTCGGCGGGTTCGGGATCTGGGGCGCCGTGATCGGCGCGGCGGTCGCGGTGGGCGGCGCCCTGGCCCCGATGCTGCTCGAGATCGGCGATGCCGCCGAGGAGAGCGCCGACGACGTCGAGGACTTCGCGGAGCAGATGGACGGCCTGGCCGAGTCCATCGAGGACACGCGCCTGCGCATCTTCGCCCTGCAGCGCGGGGTGGACGACCTGGAGTTGGCGCGCGCCATCCGCGACATGGAGACGCTGGAGCGCCAGCGCCAACGGCTGCTCGACGAGCCGACGCGGCCGACGGCCGGCCGGCCGCTCGGCGCGGCGGAGCTGTTGCAGGGCGGCGCTGCGGCGCAGCGCGCGGTGACCGAGCAGCGCGAGGACGAGGTCGCCGCGCTGGACGAGCAGATCCAGACGGCGCAGGAGCGCATCTCCACCCTTCGGGACGAGCAGGCCAGGCTGAAGGAGCTCGAGGAGGCCGGCAAGCGGCAGACGCAGGCCCGGGAGGACGCCACGCGTGCCATCGAGCGGGCGCAGGAGAAAATCCGGGACCTGACACGGGAGACGGCGGTCCATCGCGGCGAGCTGACCGAGGCCGAGGTCGAGGTCATGGCCTACCGCGAGGCGCTGTTCGACGCCAACGTGCCGCTGGCCCAGGCGGACGCCCTGACCCGCGCCTTCAGCGCCGCGCTGAACGAGAACGCCGACGCGAGCGCGGCGGCGAAGGCGGCGGAGGAGCGGCGCAAGGACGCGTTGCGGGCGCTGGAGCAGGCGCAGAAGGACGCCCAGCGCGAGCTGGAGCGCTGGGCCGAGGAGACGGCGCGGATCGGGCAGCAGGTCGGCGAGACCTTCACCGACAACATCCTGGACGGCTTCGAGGGCGGCTTCGCGGACATCGACGCGCTGCTGAAGCGCTGGCTCAAGGCGCTGGCAGCGACGGCGCTGAACAACGCCATCGTGGTGCCGATCTCGACCCAGATCGTGCGCTCGGCGCCGGAGATCTTCGGGGCCTCCGCGCGCCCGGCCGGGTCGCCCGCCGGCAGCGGCGGGGTGCCCGGGATCGGCGGGCCGGGGGGCGGCATCCCGGGGCTGGAC